AGAATCAGTAGAAGCTATGTTATTTAGGACCTTATCTTCTATTATAGGCTTAGATGAATTAACAATATTTTCCCATTGCTTTATGTTGTCTTCTAGTACGTGTCCTGCATATGAACCATAACCTCTATGTTCACCAAGTCTAATAGAAGAGATTAAATCTTGTACACCACTGGTTAGCGTTTGTGTAACAGAATTACTATAGTAACCGAGATCATTTCTAATAACTATGTTATCAGAGGGATCCATGTCTTTACATATCTCTATTAGTTTTTCTTTTATGTCTTCTTCTACATTATTAGAATTATGGAGTGCTTCACGTAAACGACCAACTGATGATAGTGATGTCTTATAGTCAAAACTAATCAATGATGATAAGTATTTTTGTGACACTACTAATAAGTCAGCTTTATTTTTATCTAAAACTTTTCTTATACCTTTTGAATCTTTAAGCATTGACATTTTATCTCTCGATAAATTAAGCTTAGGAAACCTAAAGTAAGTTGATATAGATGTTATGTCAAAGTCTTCGCTTACTTTACTTGTAATAACTTTAGTCAATCCTTTACCATCATCACCCCAATCATTAGAATACCCTACGAATATAGTAGGCTCTTCTGTTATGTATATGTTATGTTCTGTTGTATTGTTGTCATGCTTTATTTGCATGTCAAACCTTATCATCTTTGTTTTCATATTTCTTTCTTTAAATATTGTTGATACTCAGGTTTCAGTTGTACAGTAAAGTTGTATAACTCTCTGTTAGAGATATTTATTTCTCTCCTACATATAGGCTCTAATTGCTTAAACGTTTCTGATGTCATGTTTTCTTTATTAATCAGATACGCTATGTAAGACTCTGCATCCATACATGTTAATGACCTGTAGTTTACTAGCTCCATCCAATACTTAATGTCTTTTTCATTACGAAAACGATAGCTAAAATTATGCTCATTTTCTCTACAGAAGTTCCACAGCAGAATAGGATCACTCTTAGGAGATATAGTAGGTATTATAGTAGCTGCTAATTTATAATCATCTTCAGAACCATTCATCATTCTAGTTAAATCGTCAACTAAAGTGTCAGTTAAAAATTGAACATTACCTGATGAATATAATACATCATCAACGTGCACTACACCTATTGCTCCATCTTGAATTAGTTTAGCTAGATTAATAGCTAATCCTGAAATAAGTCTAAGAGTATAAGGAGCACTTATTGTACTGTAACCATACATACGACTGCGGGCGTCTAATTTAGAATCCCAAATTGTATAATTACCCGTTGTATCATAGTACTCTTCACCTTCTTTTTCATTAAACAGATACTTGTTTTGCATCTTCTGCATAAGACTAGTAGTACGGACTGTATCTTCATCATAAGAAAGCACATTGTCATGTGTAATAATTACATCAGCTAGCTCATAATCATTTGTTACTACTAACTTGTGTTCACGTAAAGCCGATTTAACTCTATCTGCTTTTACATTACAAGACGACAATACAAAAGCTTTCTTACCAGAAAAAGATTGGATAGTATGTCCTGAAGAGGTGTTTAACAACTCTTCTATTTTATCAAAAGAATCAGATGATTCTGTATGTATTAAGGTCTCAACAGTACCGCTGTTTGTAAAGACACCATATTCTGTTACGTCGAGTATATTAAGATCATCTATTGTAGTGTGATCTATATCTTGAAAAATTGTTTTCTTTGCCATGTTTAAAAAAATAAAGGGAGGGTGTTACCCCTCCCATAATTATTACTTAACGGTCATCTTAACAATCTCAGCATCCATCAATAACTTATTGAATTTCTGCTTGTTGCCACTTAGTAGTGTTCTTACTATTAAATACTTAAGATCATTTGTAAAGTAATCTTTAGTACATAAAGCTATTAGCCTATCATTAATTTTCTTAGCGATAGTATTATCCTGAGAATAAACAATAGTATAGTTAGCTAAACGTGTAGCAAGTGTAGACGCTATGTCTGCTCTATATGAATCGTCCTTACCTATTGCACTTCTTAACTCTGATAGGATATGTGATTCCTTATCGTGAAGTAGTAAATCTTTTGGTGTAGGTAACTTGTCTAACTTGTTGTTAATAAACATAGTAAACATAGATGCAAACTCATCACCAACGGATCCCTCACCAATCATTTGAATCATTGAAAGGTTGTCCTCAAAGTTATCAAAGCTAGAGATAGCATTGAAGAATGTAGATATAGATCTCGCATTAGTTTCTTGAGATACTAACTCTGGGTTAAGTAACAGGAAGTTAATACATCTTGTATCTACACCTTCAGACTCCGCCCATCGAGCCCATACATCAATATCAAACTTTAGGTTTGCTGTAATGTATCTTGTCTTTTGCGCCGAGTCAACACTGTTCACCATGTAGTCTCCGTTATCAGGATTACAAGTGAGAATGATGTGCCAATCTTCAGGTAAAGTCCAAGAGATATACTGCTGTCTATCTACTAACTCCATACAAGCCTGAAGGAATCTTTGATCCGCTCTGTTGTAATCATCTAGTAAAAGGATACCACCCTTCTTTTTATCAGCAATCCATTCTGGAGCACAGTAAGACATCCTGTTCTTACCTGCCATTTTCCAACCGTTCTTTAGATAGTCAGATACTGCTAACTCATCCACCCATTGACCAACTTTTTTGGTAACCGTCTGTGTAACTTTTGCTAAGTCTTCTGACGCCGCAACTCGAGAGTTATAGTTAAGGTCGTTGTTGACCTTATTAACTGTCTTTTCTTTATACATTTGAAATTGTCTTACTGGAAAACCTACAAGGTCTCCTAGCTCCTCAATCTGTGCTAAGTTTAACTTAACTAAATCTAGGTTATGCTTTTTAGCCATCGCCATAATTGACGTTGTTTTACCTATACCTGATTCACCTACTACTTCGATAGCTACGGGAGTTTTTCCACCTTTTTGTATGATGCGGTTATTGTCTATAATGTGATCAACAAATAACTCTAACTCCTCGATGTTTAAATTGACTTGTGCCATTTCTTTTAATTTAATTGTATTTTTAATCCTGGTAAATCTTCGTTTATAGAACACATAGAACTGTGTACCCATAAAGCATTATTTGGACAGTCGGTTGGCGCGTAAGCTTCTCCATCTGTAAAGTATATAAGAGCTGTGTATCTACTGCTCGTTAAATTGTAATGATCAACAACAGGCTGAAAACTAGTTCCTCCTCGACCGTGTATATCCCAATTTTTCTTAGGGTTAAATTCTGATACGTCAGTAATTGCTGTGTCACATTGTACTACTGTTATCTTATGTCCCGTCTTGTGCATATGAACAAGCTCACTCATAAATTCTTGAAGCTCTGTAGCTGATACTGAGCCAGAGGTATCTACCCCTACACATATGTGATTCTTAAACTTAATCTTTAAGCCCGGGTTACCTGAGTATCTTTTGTTATACTTGCGGCGTAATTTTTTAGTGTAAGTAACAGAAGAGTTACCTATAAAACGACGCAGGTATCCTTTCCAATCAAACTTGGGAGGCTCTACATTAAGAAGACGATCTAATATATCCGCTAATTCACCTGGTACTGTACCTTGTTTTTTGGTTGTGTTCTCATGTGTCTCCTTAAGTTGATGTTCTACTTGTTTTTCAACAAGCTTCTTATCAGCTTCAGAGAGTTCATCAAACTCTTTCCATGTCTCATGATCATATTGAGAGTTACCATCCATCTGTTGAAGAATGTTATCTAATGCTTGACATGTACCTTGTTTTTGTGCTTCTTCTAGCTTCTTGTAGTAGTAATCTGTACCAGCTTTGCGATCTAAATTAAGTTCAGCAAAAGCATCTAAAGTTAAACCACCGGCAGGTAGTTGATGTTCAGCGATGTACTGGTTGATTTCTAAGTCAGCTGCTATGTTAAACAACTTGAAGTTAGAATATTTCTCACAAAGAAACAGATGTCCAAATGATATATGAAGCAACTCATGTTTGATTAAGCCATGTCTATGATCCTCTGATAGGTCAGTAAAAAAATCCGGATTGATTGCTAGTTGCATACCTATACCGTGCTTACTTACACCTGCTGTGGGGAGACTGCTTATAAACTTTTTATTTAAACCTATCAGGAAGTATCCATAGAAAGGTTCTGACAACATAATATTCTTTGTTGTTTTAGCTAATTTGTCTAATAATTTACTCATGTATTTTAAATTTAAAGTTCTGCTTGGAAACTGCAAGAACCATATTGATTAACGCAATCTAATATTTTTCTTCCTATTGTGTAATCATGATAATCACTCCATTTAGCTGAGCTCATATCAGGTAACTCTGATTTATCTAAAAACTGCTTAATGGTTTGTGTTTGGGATTTTTCATCGTTTCCATCTAGATCATGATATACCATAATTGCAGTCTTATGTTCTCCGAAAGATTCTTCTAGTATTTCTAGTTCAGCTTTAAGATGTGGCATATCTTGTTCATTATAATCGTACTCTATAAACCCTGGATTTTGACCCGTGACACCAAATCTATCTGCAGCATCACTGCTTTGTACAGCAAAAGCAAACTTACCTTCAATGTCACCTGTATAATATCTTCCCATGATTAAGTGTATTCACTAAATTCTGCAGCATAACAATTTTGTGAGCAAAATTTGCAATCTGATTCTAAATCTGTACCACAAAAACCGCAGGTATGCTTTTCTTTTACTGGTTCATCAAACCAATCCTCACATGTGTTGCAAACGTAACCTTCTGATTCTGAATGTTCTAAACAATCTGAGCAAAGACCCATTTGTAATGTTGCTGTACAACAAGCGCTGTCTGTGGATGATTCATAATCACTTTTGCAGCACGGACTTACTAAATTTTCCATAGCACTTCTACTTTTATATTTCTTGGTACAGCAGCAATACTATTTAAAGACATTACTAATTCCACATATTCATTATATAATTCAGTAAAGAGAATCTTTTCTAAATCTGTAGTTGATTTAACGTTGAATAAATCCCATACAAATTCCCAATTTAATGAGGTTGGTAAATCTAATGCTCGAGTTAAATCTTCACGTCTGTGAGGTCTTAACGCTTTAGCTAAGATTACATTTAATCTATGCGTAGGCCTTAGTTGTTTCCAAGATTCTAAGGCAATAAAAAAGTCCTCTTCTGAGGACTTCATCATTTTAATTATGTTGTGAAATACTTCCTGTGTTATTTCAATCTTTTCTTCTATTTCTTTTGTCATCTATTTTAATTATTACACCTGGTTTTTCTTTACTGTATTCGTATTCTTCTAATACAGGTATTATGTTATCACAATTATCATCGTCTATCCAACCATGTTTCTCCATGTCATCTTGTACAGTCTGTAAAGGATTTACATAATCAAACTTCCTGTGGGATCCTCTAATAAATTTAAAGGATACGTACACTGGAAGTTCTAACTGATCAAATTCTTTTCTAAAAGAATCTTTCATTTTAATGTAATCACCGTAAGTCAGGCGTCTATACTTAGCTACTGTTTTACTAGTAATAAAGTACTTACCTGTCCACTGTCGACTGTTCTTAGAAGAGGGAGTATTATGAGGGATAAACCATTCCATATTATATAGCTTTTTTAATTAGATTAAACAGCTTAGGCTTAACAGCTTCAGCTCCATATATTGATACTGCATCTGATATATCTTTTTCAGATGTCATTATAATTGACGTAAGGTTATGTAATTTTTTATATTTATCCATAGCCTCTTGTCCAGCAGAATCATTATCTAATAGTGTAAATACTTTCTTATACTTAGATTTAAAGTTCTCTACTATATAAGGTTTGATCAAAGTATTCTCACTGTCTGGAGCAACAACTTCTACATTAAAGCCAAAAGACATAACACACATCGCATCTTTTAAAGATGAGCATACAATAAGATAGTCTGCTTTATAAGCCAACTGATCATATCCTTGCAAGTGTCCTGTTATCTTGATGAACTTGTATTGTTTTTGTCCAGGTTGATATATTTTATAACACTCACCTTGATTGTTATAGTACCCATATATCATTGATTGATTGATAGTAATCTTTTTAATACCATCAGCTGATGCTTTTACCATGTTATAATACTCAATAGGTTGAACATTATATTTATGTAAAGCTGTGGTCCCTATGTTAAACTTTAACCAGTACGCCGCATCTTCTGTATTCCACTCACGTTTATGAATGTAATCTACTTGATACCGTGCAGCAGGTGTAAAGCTTTCATCTTCGTCAAATTTACCACCTTGCATTATCCAGTCGTTATAGTCTTCTGTTATTTTAAATAACGTTTTACTATAAGTTAAATCAAACAATGCTTGAACAATATCAATTTTACTTCCTTGTTTTCCTGTAGAGAAGTCTTTGAATTTATATTCATTAGAGTTAGCATCTAGATAGATATACATGCTAGGTGTTTTCTCTAAAGGATTAAAGACAGAAGTTATTTGCAGGTCTTGACCAGATAGTTTCTCTGGTAAGTCTAGGTAGTAGTTAAATACCCATCCGCTTTTTATCTCTTCATGAGTGCTAATAAAGTTCTTAGTGCTGATCATAATAATAAGAGGGGAGCTCTATTGCCCCCCTCAATATTAATTAAACTTTACAGTTCAAAGTCTGATACAGAGCTAGTCTTTTTAGCTGGTTCAAACGACGCCTGGTCAGTTGATGTCTTCCCTTCAGGTACTCTAACGTGAGTAGCTTTGTTGAATACAAGTAATCTACTAGGTTCCGTACCTACAGCTTCCATTGGCACACCTTCTCGCGAAAGCTTAGGAAGATACAAATCATCTTGTGTGTATCCTTCTTTGTTTTCCCACTGTCTAGATGCTAAGCATACGTTAACGTAGTCTGACCCACTGAATAGTCCATTACATGATTCCATGAATTGTTCTATAGTAGTTGCTTCGACTGAGTCTAGCTCTTTTCTTTTACCTAAAACTTCTGATACAAATATCATGGTTTTAAGTATCTCTTTTTCCATAGAGATCTCTCGTCCACTAGGTAACGTTGTGTCTTTATAAGGAAACGGGCTTACACGGACTCTAGCAATCTGTCCTTTATATCTTCCTGCTGATTCATTATTACGATCAATTAAGAAACCATCAAAGTCTGAACCTTGATCTTCTGTTTCTACATGCAGTGTAATATTAAATGCTTCTTTATCCCAAGGAGTTTGATCCATGGTTATAGAGTTAATCTTAACGAGGTTATTACCTGCGTTCATAATTGGTCTTACTTTACCACTACCTGTGGCCATATCTTTTGTACTTAACATGTCTGCTATTTATTAATTAATTAATTATTTTTCATATCGAATAATGGCATCCTTTACTACCTGTAAATCATTGGCAATAAATTCTTCATCAAACATTTCCATTGGAGTTTTACATGTATTTTCTCCATTGGTTACTGTATCGAAGCCGTAACTGAGGACACCGTCTTCATCACGTGCTGCTCTACCAAATAAGACTATGGAGAATAGACCCTCTAAAGTTAAAGCATTGTCAATCATTTTACCAATTGTTTTTGCTTTTACTTTACGTCTACCATTCATATCTGTGGATTCTTCTGCGTGTGTTAAGAAGAACATATATAGATCATCTCTTAGATCCTTAGGCATTTTTGCTACCTGAGCAAGATTTGCGGCTATTTGTGTAAACTTGTCATAACCTTTTTCATTAGCCCTGTCAAAGTATTCAAATGAACTCATGAATTGCCAGTCATCAACTACGATGTTGGTAATGTGAGGCATCTTGTCATTGACATGCTGTATTGCTTTCATTATACCTACTGCAGTAGATGAAGCTGTCATGTTTCCTTTAGGATTATCCTTAGAAATCATAGTGTAATGCTTCTTCCACCCTTTAAAAGGTAATGGTTTGTTAGCAATGTTAATTATGAAAGTTTCCTTGGGATCAAGGTTACGTATTGACGTACTCTTTCCTCCGCCGGATTCTGCTATTACTAATACTGAATGTGCCATTTATTTATGGGTTGAGATTATACGGTTTAACCATTTTTTATCGCTGATAGGTTGTTTAAACCAGAGCGCGGCTATATCTTTTAAAGTTACATTACTTAATGTACAATCCTGATCGGGATTCATTAGACCAAAGTCTTTTACTTCTGTGATCTTAGGTGCATTACGAGCAGTTATATCATTTATAACTTTAAGTTCTGCAACAGGAATCATGTGACGTTTAAAACCAGATGAGCTAGTAGAAATTTCATATTCTTCTTGCCAATGAGGATTGTATTGTATCATGTATAGAGTACGTTTAACGTCCTCTGATTCATATTCTTTACTAACAAACTCAGTATACATATCACTTGTGTGTTCTAACTCACTGGCAAATAAAGCTATGAATTTTTCATCTTTATCACCCGGGCGATAGGCCATTTTTGGTATGTATATAGGATCTACTATATCATTGAGTCTGAAGTACTCAGCATGCTCCTTCTGAAGCTCCTTTATTTTTGCTTTTCTTTCTGATGGGGTCATCTTATTCTGTTTTCATTAATCTAATTTAATTATTATCTCCTCTGTTGTTGAGAGGGTGTATCCATTTCAAGTATCTCCATTCTTTCAAAGGCAGCTTTAAAGAAACTCATACGAGCGTCACCATTACGAGCCTTAAGAAAGTGTAGTACTAAAGTTTTATCATCTTCTATTATGTACCTATCAGGTCCATAGTATTTGATCTTCTGCTTAGCTGGTCTGTTAAGACCTATAAGCGTGTCAGCATGTTGTAACATAGCATCCGAACCAAAGATGTCTGATTCCAATACATAGTTACCATACTTCCCATCAGCCGCTCTCTCAGGACTATCAATATTTCTATTGAGTTGTGATAAAGCGATAAACATAACAGGATACTCACGTTTAACTTGAGTGAAGAACTCGCCTAGTTCAAAGAGCATGTCTAACCTATTGTTCTGGTAAGGTGCTCTCTTGACCAGTATCGTGTGGTCTAAGGTAATAATAGTCTTCTTACCCTTATGCTCATTCATATACATATCGATCTGTTCTCTCATCTGATTGACAGTAAGAGGTGTTGACACAACATCAACAGGGTTTTTGATTCTACCCTTAGCATATGAATGACATTGATTAAACGTATCTTCCTCTAGAGTGCAACCTGCACTGCATAGTTCTTTATACGTTTTACCTGTTAGGGAGGAGAATTCTCTGATAGCAGAGGTTCTACCAACCATTTCAAATTGGAACTCTAATACACGAAAGTCTTCATGAGGGTTTCTAACAAAAGATTCCCTGACAATCTGATCCTTAATAAGAGTTTTACCTGAACCAGGTCTCCCTCCAATAACGGTTAGTGTATTCCATTCCATACCGTCCGTGATAGCATCATTAAACTTAGGCCAAGGCGTCTGTATAGATTTCTCTTTACCTGACTGTCTGTCCAACATGTATTTAAGGGCTTCATTAAAAGAACTATACTGTCCTGCCCATGCGTGTTTGTCTGACATTATACAACGTTTTCTTGAAAGTGTTTAATATCATCGTCTGTTCCTTCACGGATTATATCACAGTAGTCAGCAAGCTCAGAAACCTTTTCTTTATTAGGAAGAGTCTTTACTGTAAAGTATTGACTGTTCTTCATGTACATGTAACCTGTGTCCTCATAACTATTTAAATACTTACGAGTAGCAGCGTGAACTTCAGCCCATGTGTAATCAAAGTTGTCAAAGAACCAACGAAAGCCATCTGTTAATGTCTTAACGTTCTGACGTGCAGGTTTACCTGAAGGAAGTTTTTGTCTAGGGAATAGCTCCCTATAAGTATCAATGTTAGTGGCAAACTCTTTGCCCATTAAATCAATACTGGTTTTCTTCTTTGCTTTCATAAAGTAGTTGTCATATTTTCTCATTTTGACTCTACCTAAACCTGTAATTTTATATTGATCACCCTCCTTAACCATATACTTTTCTATTATTAGCCCTCGAAGTTCAGCGTGCGTATCTACTTGTGCAACTCCTAAACTTTGGTCAAAGGCATATAACAGCATAAGCTGGTTTGGGGTAATCTTATCTTTTAGAATTGCCTGAAAAATTTCCCACATTGTCTTTATAGTGATTCATTAAAAGGTTATGAATATTAGTAGTCATAGGATCTTTAATGCTTAGAAAGTTAGTCACTGATTTTACACTGTGTATAACAGTGGCGTGATTCTTATCTAAAGCAAGAGATATAGCAGTCTTAGAATAACCATAATGCCAAGCAATATGAGAGAAAGAATGCGCCCACTGAACTACTTCTTGTTTCCTGGTCTTTTGTTTAAGACTAGTTATGTTTTCGAGATGTGGATTATAAATACACATAGCACTGTAAGCTTCATCAAGTAAAGTCTCTAAAGAAATTAAATATGTTTGCTTTTTATTTGCAACGCCACCACCGAGTACAACGTGTATATTAATACCATATTTAGACTTAATATCTTCTATAAAAAGATTGATATCTGAGTCTATGTTTTCGCTTATTAAATTGTTTATCATTTAGGTTTATTAGGTTAGTAAAGATACAAATTTTTAATCATACAATGGTGTAATAACCATCTTATTATGCTATATTTACAGTATGATAGTAGAAACTCCTTTTGATAAAATGTTTGCAAGTTTAGAAGCTTGGCCTGAAGATTTAATAGTAGCAATTCCTGATTCCGCTAATGTAAACATCACCATGTCAGGTGAGTTTATAAGGTCTCTTAGAATAACCATGGAATACATGTTTTCTAAGTTAGACGAAGCAGAAACGATGGAATTCTTTACTAAAGCAGGAAAAGCTTTTAAAGACGTACCTCAAGAAGATATTACAGAAAGAGATAAATCTTTATGGACAATATATGTATTAATGTTAACTGTAGCTGAATCTGCTCGTAAACAAGATGCAACTAAAGCATTTACTAAAGCTACTTATACAGGAACTCCTAATGACACACCTCTTAGCGATGCAGAGTTAGAGAAGAGAACAAAGCCAAGTCAATCTATCGAAGATTAGACCCAGCAAAGTCTCCATACTTTAATACAACTTGAATAACACTGTTAAGTTCATCAGAGTCACAGTCAGCAAAGGATTTAATTTCATGACCTATACGTAGCCCTGCTTTATCTTTAACAAAAAGTTTAAGAGAATCAAAGTCATCTCCTGTATCATTTGCAAGTTGCCTAATCATGGCATGTATTTTAGCTAGCTGTGCTTTGCTACCTGAATTGCCAGAGACATCCAGGAAGATCTCTACTTTAGAACCTTCCTCAATAGAGGATACAAATTCTTTATAGAGTTCTCCCTTAGAGTCTAAGACATGCTCAAGTTTACCGTCTCTCTTGATTAGAGTAGCAGTAAAAACCTGTTTCATAACGTTCTTGTTATGTATGAGGCTAATTGTTCGTCACCTGGATCGGAGATGATGATAGTGATCAGTCTCATTATAGATTGAACTGAACAGTTACTACACCATCTTTAACATCCATGTCTAGTCTATCAGACCTTTCTATTAAATGAGCTATAAGTTTCTTCATAGCCTTATTAGATGTAGACATAGGAGCATTAACTTTTTTTGATGCTACGTACACTCTATTAGTTAAATCAGTTTTCTCTGTTCGTAAGGTGTGAAACTTAGCACGGATTTGTTCTGGTGTTATTTTACTAACATGAGAAGATTTTGGCCATAGGGTTCTATAATCTTCTAGTACGCGTATTGCTGTATCTAATTGAGTGGTACCTTTTTCTGCTGACTTGTATGCATTTTTTATCATAGAAGTCATTTTCTTATTATACTTTGCCATGTTTACTTTATTTAAATTTATTTTTTACAATTTGTATATCCTTGAGCTTGACAGCTCCCGTATTTAAACCCACGATTATACCCACATCTGTATGAGTCTCCACAATCCCAATCAGGACTAGGACCCCAAGGTGTGCTAGGGCACCAAACACCTTGACCTTTAACATCTTTCCACCCTTCACAAAAACCTTCTTCCCACCCATCATCAAAAGGTGAAAGAGTTTCTGAATACCATTCTAGTACTACATCACCATCCATTTCAGTAATGACATGGTTTTTAGTTGGTTCAGTAAAAGAAGTAAGGGTTACTCCTGCTACAATGCACAGCGTAAATGCTGTAAAATAAAATACATTTTTCATGTTATTTTGTTATTTTGTGTACCAATTTGGTACACGGTTAATTATTTAAAAGTTACAGTTATATTTTCTCCTTGTACATTAATAGTCATATTCTCAGACTTTTGCATAGCTGAAAGCATTAACTCTCTAATTGTAGCTGGTGCACTTTTTTCTATAGGTTTAGCTTTGTACTCTTTATGTACTCCATAAATTTCAGCCCCTTCATCAAACTCCTTAGCTTGACTTCTAAGCCTGTAGAACTTCTTAACTATTCCATTAGCTGTAATATTTTTCATCAGCTCATTACTAAACAACTTGGTGAAATCCTTATAAATAGCCTCACCTGTTGCTGCTCTACATTCTCCCTCTGGCGCTCTATCAAATCCTTCCTCAATTAGCATCTCCATTCTAGGGCTGTATCTTCTCCTTGCAGCAAGACCGTAAATCCTTTTACTCGTGTATTTTTTAAGTTTTGTTTCTGCCACCTTCGCAGCAAGTTCATCATTACTATACATTTTATTTATACCTTAATTCCCCATCGTCTAACCTAACAAAGTCATACCCGCAAGTGTTGCAATGCATGTCTCCATCTTCTTGTAGAGTAAAGGATGATTTAGAACAATTGGGACACGTATCCCGAGGTTCATTATGATTAGCTAAGTACTCTTCAGGTGTTCCCTGCCAGTCCTCTTCAATCATTTTTATATACAATTCTTTCATACGTCCCATCTTATTGAGTATTATCTACTCCATACAACATATCAGCTACGTCGTCTTCAGTAGCTTCCATTTTAGCCTTTTGATCCCACCAAACTTGATCTTCTTTTAATTCTTGTTCTATAAGTTTATCTAAATATTCTTTAGCTTTATATAGATCTTCAACACCATTTTTACGACGCCATCTTGTGACATATTTAACGATGTTACCTTCAAAAAAGTCTAAGCCTTGAGAGTATGCATAATCCCACATCTCAATACCTTTAGTGTAATGAGCAGGATGGTTTACTTTATCTTTATTTATCTCCATTGTAATATCTAATTTTAGTTTTATCAAAGCCTGCTAAAGCTGATGTAACCCATTGTTCATCAACAGTGTTCATGTAACATAGTATGTGACATGTAGCTGTTTGATCTGGACTCAGTCTAAGTAGTCTACCTATACGTTGAGCACTCTTCTTTTCATTCCCATATGAATGTAGTATTACACCTTGCTTTAGATTAGGTATGTTTATACCTTCACTTAGTTGTAGTACACATGACAAATGGTTTATTCTTCCATCACTAAACAGCTCAAGATTTTCTTCAGCAAGTTTATTTTTAGAATGAAAGCTATGTTTACAGATCCTATCTGCTTGTTTCTGCGTGTTAGCAAAGACAATACATTTCTGCTCCATTTTACTTAACAGATCCTTAGTATAGTTCTCCTTAGTAGCATAATCCATTACGCTTCTCATTCTCATAACACCCGCAAACTTTTTCTGAGCCATGGTATTGGCTTGATCAAGTCTACCTGTCTGGTATTCATAGTCGTTTACTTCAGAAGTATACCAATGACCACCATTTTTCTTACTCTTCTTGAGACTTCTATCTTCTGATAGATGTAACTGATGAATAATAATTTGATATTGATT